TCGACCCTTTCGCCCCAATCTCGAATTTCCTGCTTCACGGGGTTGTGCGCCCCGCCAACGCCATCACGCCAAATCTGGCCAGCCCCATCATGTGGATAGGTCATTCTCTTACCTCTCGATTTTCAGATGATCACGCGATGGTTTCGGTCACTGGCCCGGCATCGCTGGTTGAATTGATGTTCGACACGTTCACTGACCGGGCAGTCCAGTCGAAGGTGCCTGCACCGCTGTTGTCGATAAACGCGATTTCAGATCCCGGCCCGGCGTAGACCACGCCAACCAGAACCGCATCGCGGTAGATTTCCGTCTTCCACAGGCTATTGCTGATCGACGCGGTCATCTCGACCAGCGCCGTGCTACCGCCTGCATCAGACACCACCAGATTGGTCGGCGCAGCAGGTGGATCGGTCACTGCCGCCGCAACCACATTCGTGATGGTGACGGCATCCCCCACCACACCACCCGGCGTGACGAAGGCCAGCGACACATCATAACCCTGACCGTCGATCAGGCCCGGAATGGTCACCGATGTCGCCCCGGTGCCCACCGACACATCCTGCCAGTTGCCTTCGCCCGTTTTGGTGACCTTCAGCAGCGGTGACAGCGCATCACTGGGCGGCGCTTGCCAGCCAACAGCAATGCCCGCGACAAAGGTGTTTGTGGCGGTCTGGATGCCAGCAGCAGCAGCCGTGACGTTCTGCGGCAGCGGCACCCCGGCGGGCGTGTCCGGTTCGGGCAGTTGCTGCACAGATCCCTGTTCGGCCAGCGCCAAGGTGAAGGCTGCGGAATCGACCTTTCGAAGCGTCAGTCCGACCGCCTTCAGCAGCCCCTTTTCAAAACTCAGGGCATGCCGCGCAACCTCATAGTTCCCGACCAATGCCAGCTGCGGCGCGTTCAGCGCGATGGTGTCTTCATAGATCGCTGGCAGCGCCTTGGGCTTGCACAGCAGCGTGACTTCCTGTTTCGGGTTGTCACGCTCCATGTGGATTTTCATGACCTGCCGCGCCTGACGGTGCGACGGGCACATCAGCAAGCTTTTGTCCGGCCCGGTCAGAACCTCGCCATCTTCCGCAACGCGAGTCGTGTCCTGCCATGGTTCGGCATCGACTTCTATATGACCCAGATCATGGCTGTTGAAGCGCGCGGGCAGTTCATTGTAGCGGTCCAGCAAATCCGGCCCGCTGTTGACTTCCTGCACTTCCAGAATATCGCCATAGGTCAGCGTGAATTCCGGGTCAAGCCAAGCGCCGACCTTCAGTCCCACCTTGCCGGATGGCTTCAACCGAATGCGACCGGCACAAGCCTGCAACATCCGCCCCAGCACGTTCTGCGGCTTTTCGTTCAACAGATAAGACCCGCTGATGCGATACAACTTTTCGGTTCCGCCTGCAGCCAAGGCCACATCGCGGTCACAGATGTCGGCCTGATCGGCAATATCCTGCCTGTCGAAGGCATTGGGCCGATTGAAGCCGTCAGCAGACGCCACATAATCCCGGATCGCAAGCGCCATGTTTTCGGTAAACACCGTCAACCCGGTGCGCGGATCAAGGCATTTTGTGGTTTCCGCCAGAACGGCCAGATCCGGTTCATTTTTCGGATACATTGCGCGATATTCTTCTGGCGGAACGCTTTCGCTGATGATCAGACTGGACCAAAGTCCATCCAGACGATGCGCCGATGTCCATTCATCCCAGACCGCTGTGATCTGCGAATAATGGGTTTCCGGCACCAAGCCCGTGCGCTCGAACAGCTGGACCCGCGACCGACCGCCATACTGATACTGGGCATCGGTCACAAATCCGCTGCCGTCTATGGCCACAGAATCATTGTTCAAATAGCGGTTCAGGATGTTCGAAATTTCACCATGCCCATGCACGATGACGCGATAGGACTTCCCTTCGCGCGCCCGGTGGAAAACGACATTGCCACCAACCTTCACCAGACCATAGTGCCGGATGCGCGGCCCTGCAGCGTTTTTGCTGTTGGTCTGAATGTTGTCAGGCGTTGCCGCTTCTGGAACATCAGGGCGGGTCAGCGAAGACAGCAGCAGCGCGCCACCAATGTTCACGGCGATCCCGGCCAGCGTCAGGGTGCCCGCCGCTGAAAACAGTGCGACAGTGCCGCCTGTAGCGAACACGCCGGGCAGGACAAATGCTAGAGCCTGCGCCATGACCACCCCCGAAGAACCTTGAAATCATCCGCGACCCGAAGGCCGCTTTCCATCTTGACCACCGCGCGACCATCCAAGATCAGGCCGCACAGCTGGCGCTTGTCCAGCGTCAGGATTGCAACCCCGTCGCCATCCAAATCCGACATACCGCGCCACGCCATGCGGGGCGCTATCAGCGGCACAAGTCCACCTGCAGCCATGATGATCTGGCGGCACTCGAACCGGCTTGCATAGGTGCCGCGCAGGTCTTCCGCCGGGTCGAACCCGGTTTCATGCGCCACAGCAGATGCGCACCAAAGCGCACAATCGTTCTGGCCCCACTCGAACGGTTCAGAGCGGGTCTTTTCGATGAAATCGGCCAGCATGTTACCAATCCGTCCAAGTGATCAGCTTGCCCGCTTCGGTGACAAATTGCAGACCTTCATCAGTCGGATAGCGGCGCTTCTGGTCGAAATAGGTTTGCATGCCGTAGACCGGCACACCCTTGCGGGCCATGAAGCTTTCCGTGGTCAGGCTAACGATGGCACCGCCGCGCGGAAAGGAAACGGTCATGCGGTCCATGATGCCAATGTCGAAGGCAAAAGGATGCCCCACGGGCTGATTGCTGTCAGGGTCGAACAGCTGACCATATAGGCCGGAATCACGGCCCCGGTATTCCGCGACATTGCCAACCATTTCGACCAGATCAGCGGCCCAGTTTTCCGCATCGATCCATTCGTTCGGCATGCCAAGTCGATATTCATGGAACGGGGCCAGCTGGTTGTCGCCACCGCTCACTTCCGGTAGGCCGACCAGCAATCCGCCGCCAGCACCCCAAGTGTGCCCCCATTTCAGATCGGTGAACGGAATGTTCCGGTTACTCAGCCAGACCGGGTCAGTTGCAAAATCCAGATGCAGCATAACCGCCATCTGCACCGCGCCACGCCCCAACAGTTCCATCACCTGATCGCGGTATTCTTCCGGCTGCGCCTGCAGAAATTCGATCATCGGTCGAACGCCTCAATCACGTTGACGGTCATCGGCTGACCGTTGCGGAAATACTCACAGAAGGGACGCCAGTCGGCCTTGTCCTGCAGCCGCACCTGAACCTTGGGATAGGTGACATCCACCTGCGCGCCAGCCGTCACAGCCTGCCGCAACGGCGGGTTGAAGGTGACCGCGCCATCGGTGTTTGCCTCGACCCGATACAGGAAGTCATTGATCGAAAAGAACGCCCCAACGGCAATGTTTCTACCCAGATAGCCGTCCATCTGAATGGCTGACACACCTGCAGCCACATCCGCCACGACAGTTGGTTCATCGTGGTCCGGCAAGGCGAAGCCCGCACCATCATCAAAGGACGCACCATCGCTGAACAAGATGTGCCCCCGCGCGATGTCATCGGCAGGCACACCAACCGATTCATAAAAGGCTGTTTCATCACCCAGATAGCGCGCAGTGCGGTGGTTGCAGAGCGTGATGCGCAAGATGTTCGCGCGACCTCGCAGACGGTCACCGATCACCACAGCTTGACTAAGTGCTGCCGGGCGCATGCGCACGAAATCCAACCGACCAATCCAGCGGCGGTTTTCGGTGAACAGCACCTGTTCCCGACCATCAAGACCGGGTCCGGGAGACACGTCATCCAGATCCAGCCAGAAATTTTCATGGGCGCGGCGCAGCAAGTTTGCGTCGATGTCAATCACTGTGGCCATGGGTCACCTGCGCTGCATTTGTGAAACTTGGCGGTTGTTTTCCGAAATCATCTGGCCGGACACATTCACCGCCACGTCGCCACTGATCTGCTGAACCCGCGTGTCGAATTCGCCGCTTGGATGGACAAAGACATCGACCTGCGACCGGCCACCACCCTGACCAAGCTTGTGGTTCGGAATGACCTTGGACCCGCGCGGCAGATGCACCAGTTCCGGCCCCTCTTCCCCGACAATAGCCGCACCGCCCGGCGCGTAGTCGGTGCCACGGGCAAAGAACCCAAGACCACCACCGCCAAAGAGACCACCCAGAAGACCGCCGCCGCCGAACAATCCGGCCAACGGCCCGTCACCGAACAGCGCAGCCTGCAATGCCGCTTTGGCCAGCTGCTTGGCGACGTTTTCCAGCACTTCACCGAAATTCTTGCCTTCGATGATGGCGTCGATCAGGCCGTCTTTCAGATCCTGATTCAGATCAGCCATGAAGTCGGCCTGCGCCGCGTATTGTTCCGCCTCAATCGTCAGATTAGCGATGGCTTCGGCCTGCGCGTCGATTTCTTCGCGCAACGTCCGGCCTGTTTCGGTTGACCGCTGATTCAGATCGATCCCGCGCTCACGGGCTTCATCTAACAATTCATACTTCGCTGTCAGGGCGACGATTTCCCGGCGCGACTTGCCAACCATTTCGATCTGCCGTTCCAGCGCGGTGATTTCCTGTTCCGAATTCGCAAACAGGTCGAATTCCTCGCGCGAAGAACGCGAACCGCCGGACCTGCGACCACCCCCGGAAGAACGGCGCGACGGCCTACTGGCTTCCGTCAGGCGGGCAATTTCGCGGGCTTCATCGATCCGCGCTTGCCGCTGTTGATTATAGAAAAGCTCTTCGCCCGCATGATCGAACCCGGCTTCGCGCAATGCCGCCGTTTCCCGGTCGAACTCTGCACCCGCAAGGGCACCGGCTCGCCCGACCGGGTCATCGCGGTATTCATAGCGGATGCGCGCAGCCTCAAGGCTGGCGATGCCTTGTGCCCGCAGGTCATACATCGCATCTACAGCCCGATTGATTTCATCGGCCATGCGCGATGCCGATGCTGCAGCGCCGTCGAAACTGATACCACCTGCCGATGTTTCCAGCCGCTCAGATTGCGCCAGCGCACGGCGCAGCAGGTCTTCGGCCAGCGCCAATTCATCCCCCATTTCCGCCAGCGGCCCGTCAGGGATGGTCGCAAGCACCGCCCGCATGTTGGCGATGGCATCGACCATGGCTTCCATGTTGCCGCTTTCACTGGCCTGTTGCAGCGCGTCACGCGCATCGCGGATGCTGTTCAGCGCAGATGGATCGACAGAAAAGTCTTCCGAAATCCCTTCCATGCGCTCCATAGCTTCCAGATCGGCGCGCATCTCTTCCAGAATTCGGGCGTTTTCAGGCGGGACATATGTCGCCCACTGCTGCTGATCTTCCATTGCAGCGATTTCACGGCTCAAATCGGCCATGGATGCCTGCCGATCTTCCAGCGCCTGAAACAGCTGTTCGACCTGCGTATTCTCTGTGAAGAACTGGTCGACAGCCGCATTCGTGGCGACCAGTGCTTTTTCCAGTTCCAGCCGTGCAAGCGTTTCGATCAGGTTTTGGATTTCCGCATTCACTTCGCCATAGGCTTCGCGCAGCGAGTCCAGATCACCAGCCGCCGCCCTGCTGACCGCAGAATTCGCCCGGTTGATGGCTGCTTCAGCCTTGTCCCAAGCATCCGCGAAATCCTTGATCTTTTCGGCGCTGTCTTCGGCATTGTTGCCCTGCGCCAACAGCACCGCAGCCACCGGGAAGCCGATAGCCGCGATGGTGCCTAGCAACGGCGCGACGGTTCCAAGAACGCCGCCAAGGGCACCAAATCCACCGAACACCTGTGGCAACTGCTGCGCCATCACGCGCATTGGGTCGGTGCCCATCTGCAGCTGAACCGCCATATCGCCAATCTGGTTCGACGTGTTCTGGATCACGAACCGGCCCGCGCCGGAAACCTTGAAGAACCCTGTCGCCTGCGCAGCCGCAGTAGTCGCAGCCGTCGCCGCCCCCAAATGCGCGGCCTTTGCTTGCGCCAGAACCGCGTTCGCTTCTTTCTGACTGACCGCCCCCATGCGCACCGCAGCTTCCACCTGACGCACCGCTGCTTCATACCGGCGCTGCGCCGCATAGGCCGGATCAACCGACGCCTTCAGCTGCTGGAACGCGCGGGTTTCCTTCTGGATGGCCCGTTCGAATACCTGCGCCGATGCAGCCGCCGATTTCGTCAGCGCCTGACCGGAACGCCCGTTCGCCTCATTGAACTTGCGTTCGATGTTCTGGGCGCGCTTCACCGCTGCAGCTTCGGCCTTGGCCAGCTGCTTTTCGAACTTCGAAAGTGGTATCTGAAGCGGGACGGAAAGGCCCGGCGTGTCACTCATGGTCAAAAGCCCTCGATGCCCAGTTCGCGCAGGTCTTCATCCTTGAAGTCATCCGCGTCGACGCGATCCTTTTTCGACCCATGCGCCGCATTCCATCCGTCGCGGCATGCCATGAATTCCCAAAGGCTCATTTGGTTGATGTCTGACGGGGTGAAACCCATCACTGCCCCGGCTCCGTAGAGCTTGGAGAACTGCCAGAGTCCGCTTCCGGCTTCACCCCCGCTTCCTCCCCCACCGGGTCATCAGCCTCACCGATCAGCGCAGCCGCCAGAACCTGATAGGCAGGCAGCTTCAGCGCGAACGCAGGGTGTTGATCGAACGCCCGGCGCACCATCGGCCCGGCCTCTTTGGCATCCATGCCCGCGCCGATCAGGCCAAGGCGAAGAGTTTCAAAGATGTCATCGACCATCCACGACCCGACCTTCAGCCGCGTCAGGATCAGTTCAGGCCCGGCATCGCAGTTTTTCTGCAGTGCCCGCAGTTCACCAATGTTCAGGGCGAAATCATGTTCGCCCTGAACCCAGTTGATGGTCACCTTGTTGTGCATCAGGCTTTCGCCGTCCGCGTCGGGGTGCCGTCGAATTCAAGTTCGATGGATGCGGTCACGCGACCACGGCCATCAGACCGTTCATTCGAAATGTCCGAAACCAGCATGCGACCGACTTCATATTCGGTGTCGCCGGTTGCAGCCTTCAGGTTGCCCAGACGGGCCGGGATGGACGCGCCCGAATAGAACCAGTCCAGCAGCTTGCCATTCGACTGCTGCGCCCAGACACCCGTGGCCGACACGGTCACTTCCAGCGACCGGACATCGCGTTCGACCTCATTGGGAAGGCTTTCGTCATCGCAGTCGGGCACTTCAGTGGTGTCGACGTTCGCGGTGCGCTTGATGGTGACGCCCTTCATCCCACAGATCCGTGCGTAGACGGGCGTGGGCTGGGTGTCGTCGAAGTCCACTTCAAGGACCATTTCTTCATATTTTTCTGTGACAGCTTTCGCCATGTCATCACCTCATAGAAAAGCCGCCTCAAAGGGCGGCGATGGTTGCAGGTTTTGGGCCGATCAGCTGATCAATTCACGCCCGCTTCTTGGCCCTTCTTGGCCGTTTTCGCCTTGCGCGGCGAAACCCGTGTGGCGACACCAGCCGCCACGCCCGCCGCAATGACTTCTTCGGGCAGGGTCTGCGGCACTTCCGATGCCTTGATCCCCCAGCCCACATTCCGCTTGCGGCTCGAATAGTTGAAGTCCTGATGAAAGACGGCTTTGGCCATGTCATTCCCTTTCCTCAATGTGCGCGGTGAACTGCATGACGCCATGGGTGACGGCTTCATCCGGGTCCGGCAAAATGCGCTGCAGCACCAGATCAGTGGTCAGATGCCCATGCGTGGGCAGATCCAGTTCCACATCCTTCAAAGCATCGCGCACCGCCCGGCAAATCTGCTTGCAATGCAGCCGCCCCACCTTGCGCGACCAGATGTCCAACTGAACGGTGATTTCATCCAAGGCAATGCAGTCATAGTCATCCGGCACGGTCGATTCCGGGCCGAATGAAACATAGCCATCCGCTGCCCCATAGGGCGCGCCTGCAGTCTTCTGCGCATCACTCAGCCGAGTATCGTCATAGACATCATGCACCAGCGCCATGACGCCAGCCGAAGCCTTCAGCGCATCATAGATCGCTTTCTGCAGTTCGATTTCCGGTTCAGCCATGTCAGAGCGACCTTATTGCCTTGTTGATGGCGCGGGTGATCCGCGACTTGATACGCGACCGCATTGCCCGATAGGCGGGCCAGAAAAACGGATGCGCCGGGGCTTTGGATGTGCCGAATTCGACCCATCGCGCATAGAAGGCCAGTTCGCTGCCCGCATAGACTACAATCCGCATGGACGGGTCTTCGGCAGGCGCGATGTCATCCAGCGCAATCGATCCTTTTGGCGGATCACCCCATGTCCAGCCAATGCTGGCCAGCAGGAAGCCGTCTTCGACCGGCGCAAGAGAACGGATCATGTCGACCAGTTCCTGCGCCCCTTTTTCCAGCGCATCGCGCGCAGCGGTCCTCACCGCGTCAGGCACGGTCTGATACATGAAGCGACGGAATTCCGCCACGCCATCAACCATCGCCGCGCCCACGCTCGACAAGCATTTCCAAGAACTGCCGGTCATCCGTCAGGCGCGGCGGTTCCTTGATGTTCCAGACCACGCCACCAGTGACGGCAATCCATTCGGCATTCACGGCCTCTGCAGACGCTGTCGCGCGAACCGTCAGGATGGCCGGTTGCCGGGCTGACAGGCGCGCTTCCACGACACCTTCACCGCCCTTCATAGGTTTCACTCGTGCCCATTCCCGGAACACTTCGGCAAAGTCGCCATCAACCTTGTTGCCGTGCCCGTCATCAACCTCGCCACGGCGTTGAAAGCTGACAACCCGGTCCAGATCGGTGACGCGCATTCCACGCTTCATGCCGCGAACCTCCGATAGCGCATCGTCAGACGGTCAACACAGCGGGCAACCTCTTCGCTAACACCATCGGTCGCATCTGCGCCCCGGTTGTGAAAGTAAAAGCTGACCATCTGCTTTGCCGCCTCGACAATGTCATCCGGCACAGATGCGACATCGGCAAACCCCGCCGTGAAACGCAGATCGACCGCATCCGGCCTGTCGATCAGGTTTGGCCACGTCTTGCCGGGCAACAGCGTCACAACCGCATCACGCCCGCGCCGGGTCAGCAGATAATCGGTAGCAGGCACAACACCGGGCGTTCCATCCGGCGCGATGTAGCGAATTTCTGTCACGGCAGTGACCCGCGCAAACGGCAAGCGCAGAACCGATGGCACAAAGCCAGCGGCCTTCGATGACCATTGCTGCGCGACCAGCGGAAAACCCAAGCCGCCAAAGCCATCCGCATCGACATCCAGATGAATGGACGCCGCCGAAATCGCCGCCTGAACTTCGGCGTCGGTTTCATCGCTCAGAATGCGCAGATGCGCCTTGGCAGTCGCAAGGTCGACCAGATCGACTCCACCACCAGAAATCCGCTCCAACCACATGGGCCAGCCCTCAGTTCAGGTTCAGTTCAGGTTCGGACCCGTCGCCCGCGCCTTCGATCTGATCCGGCAGCATGTCGATCAGCTTTTGCAGTTCGGCCTTGACCGGCTCCATGGTTTCATCATCGCCATCCAAAATGTCGGACGCGACTTCGATCACGGTTTCGGCCTGCGCCTTCGCTGCCGCCATTTCCAGCAACAGCGCATCGCACTGCGACTGCGATTCCGCCAACGACAGGCGCGCGGCATCACGTTCGGTCACAGCTTCGCGCAAGGCGTCTTCACGGGCCTTCAGCACAGCACCGACCTGCGGGTCATCTTCGGTCGGCTCACAGTAGCCCGCCGCCTTCCACGCCTCATAGACGTGCGGCGCAAGCCATGTGGTGTCATGGGGCTTCAGGCTATAGCGCCCGCCCTCGACAGCCGTCTTCATCTTGACGAACACGCCTTCCGCACAGATCCCGGCTTTGGCCAGACCGTCGAATTCCTTCTGTTCCAGTTCCAGACGCTGGCCTGCGGTGAACGTCACCGCGTCATCGCCTTCGCCCTCGACATGATCGCGCAGCGCAAAAGCCACGATGATCTTGCCCGCATCCTCTGCGGATGCCGCCTTTTTCTTTGCCGCCATGATCAGCGCCCTTTCTGTCAAATGATGACCGCCGCCCGATCACGCGGGCGGCGGTGTTTCAGGTTTGCGCCGATCAGGCTGCGGCGTGGCGCATCTTCTTGATGGCCGCGTTGTTGGCAGCGATGGTCTTGCCATCGGTGCGCAGCATCGCAAGGAAGCCGACCTGACCCTTTTTGGTGTAGGCCGAGTCCGTGAACCGGAACAGCGTGATGTCCATCACGTCGCGAACCAGATACTTGGACATGTCACCGAACAGGATCGAGTCTGCGCCCGCTGCAGGTTCAGCCATGTCCTGATTGACAGTGTAGCCATACCCATTGATTTCCGCAGGGGCTTCGCTGGTGACACCCGGCACCCAGATCGGACGCCCATCCAGATCCTTCAGCTTCTTGGCCGACTTCAGGACCGTGTCATGGAACATCCAACTTGCATCGCGGCGATAGACCGGATCGACGGAATGTTCCAAATCGGTGATGTCATCCCAAGTGAAGCTGTCGACCAGACCCGCTGCAGTGGTGTGGCCCAAACCAGCGCCCGGAACGATGCCGGTCGGTTTACCGTTGCCATCGCCAACTGTATAGCCCTTGTTGGTGGTCCGCCCAAGACGCGCCGAAAGAAGTCGCGCCATCATCTGATCCCAGCCACCTACAGCAGCATCCTGAAGCAACGCGAACGGAATGGTCACAACGCGCGACGAAGCCAGATGCGCACCGATCAGAACCGTGCCGAAAGAAACATCGCCATCGGTTGCCGATGCGTTTTCAGCCAACCATTCGCCTTCCTCGGCGGTTTCATCGGTGGTCGGCCACTGGATGGACTCACCAGTCGAAGTCGACTGAACATCAGCGACCGAACGAACGCCGCCATAGTCGGCCATCGCTTCCAGCAGCACACCGCTGAAGGTGGTCGGCACCAGATAGCCGCCTTCGCTGTCAACGCCGGTCGACTGCGCGTTCCGCACCTGACGGCTGTATTCGGTCAGCACGTTTTCGGGCAGACGATTGACCGCAGCTTCGCCGCCGCGAACATAGGCATCGAACACCAGCGACCGCGCTTCATCGCCTGGACGTTCCTGACGCTGGCGACCGCCGTTCTGCGCCGATGGGGTGTCCGGGTCATCGGCTTCCGACTGCAGACGGGCTTCCAAATCCAGCTGCTGCTGTTCGCGCTTGATCTTGCCGTCGATCTTGTCGATTTCGGCATAGATTTCATCGACACGATTGGCATCATATTCGCCGGTGTTTTTGTCCAGAATGTTGCGCGCCTCTTTCGCCAGCGCGTCACGCTGCTCACGCAGCTGCTTGATGGTCTTGGGCATCCCCAATCCTCCATAAAAAAAACCCGCCAGCGGCGGGTCGGTTTCAGTCTATGCGGACGCACCGCAACTAGGGCGCAACCCGCTCGAAGTATTCCAGCTTGCGCATCTGGGCAGCGCGATGCGCCGCCGCAGTCTTTTCCCCGCCCGGCTGTTTCAGCGCGTCCGGGGTGTTCTCGAAAATGGCCAGATCGAAGCGGTTTTCCGCACCGCCGTCTTTTTCATAGACACGGTCGACCAGCCCCATGGCCAGCGCCTCTTCGGCTTCCAGCCACGTTTCATCATCCATCAACTGACGGAACTCTTCGGCATCCTTACCGGACTTCGACGCATAGTCGGCCCGGATCGATCCGTCGATTTTTTCCAGCATGCCCGCCGATTGGGTGTGATCGCGGGTGTCGCCAAGCGTGATCATCCACGCATTGTGGATCATCACGAATGCACCCTTGGCAATCTCGATTTCATCACCGGCCAGCATGAGATAGGACGCAGCCGACGCAGCCAACCCGTCGACATGGGCAATCACCCGCGCCGAATGCTGTTCCAATGCGGTTTTCATGGCACGGGCCATGAACACGTCGCCACCGGGGCTGTCGATGCGCAGATGAATGGTTTCCGCGTCGATCTGCTTGACCTCTCGGACAAACTCTTCGGCAGTGATGCCCCAATAGCCGATCTGGTCATAGACCAGCACTTCGACTTCACCTTCGCCTTCCATGGCGCGCACCTGAAGGGCAGCAGGCTTGCCATCCTTCGGGCGCAACGCGCGGGCCAGAATCTCTTTGAACTTCATTGCGCTTCCTCTCGCGTTGTCGGGAAATATGGCGCGGGCGGTTGCGCGCCGCCGTCATCCGCCGGATCGGTGGTGTCCTTTGCGCCCTTGGCAACTGGCCGAAACAGCTTGTCCGCCTCTTCATCATCCAGCTTGGGCAGACCTTCCAGTTCACGGGTTTCATTGACGGTCATCCAGCCGGGATGCTGGGTGCCGCCAACGGCAATCTTATGCGCATCATACCGCGCCGCTAGATCCGCGCGCAGCAGCGTGTCCAGATTGAACTTGATCGCCACCCCCTGCAGCCGCTCTTCGCGAGTCAGCAGTTTCCGGCCCAATTCAGCCTCAAACCGCTTCACATGCTTGCGCAAACCCAAAATGTAGAACTGCGTGGTCTGGGCGTTGATCCCCGTGCCCCAGCTGGTCGATTTTTCGGTTTCACCAATCAGATGCGGCGGCACCCCATAGGCCCGCGCCACATCCAGCACCTGAAACGACCGCGACTGGAAAAGCTGCGCGGTTTCCGGGTCGGTCATCAGCGATGTGAACTTGCCGCCTTCCGCCAAGACTGCCGGAATGTGGGCATTCTGAATGCCACCGAACTTGCGCTGCCAATAGTTCCTGACTTCATCGGCCACCTGTTCACTGACCTTGCCGTCATAACTGATGTAACCCGGCGGGTTGATGCCCTGCTTGTAGAACCGCTGCGCATATTCGTCAGCTTCCAGACCGATGCCGATGGACCGCCCGAAACACTTCAGCGGTGACAACGCTTCCAGACCCTTCATCGTGGCCGATGCCCGGAAGTGCAGAATGTCATCCTGATCGCGGCCATAGGTCTGACCATCTTCAGTGATCCGATATGCCGCCCGGCCATTGCGCATGAACGGTTTCACCGTGGCGTCAAACAGCGGGCGAAGCCCTGTCGCCTCTCCACGGCCATTGCGCTGGATTTCGGCATAGGCGTTGCCTTCCAGAAACGCCAAGGCGAACAGACCTTCGAAGAACACTTCAGCCGAAAACAGCGGATGCGGGTCGACATGCACCAGATAATGGGCAGGATGATCGGCCAGCACTTCGCTGCCCTTTTCCGCATCCTTCCGCGTCACCCGAACCGGCAACGTGCCAATGGTTCCGGCCAGCAATGACACGCAGCCGAAAACTGCGGTCAGCTTCATGGCCGATTCCCGCGTCACCACGTCATGACCCAGAAAACCGAAGAACTCTTGCCATTCCTCGACACTGGCCGATGACTGCAGATTGACCGGCCTGCTGTCCTGCACCGCTGGCACAGAAACGACCGGCTCGACGCGCGGCGCTTCCGCAACCTTGGCCCGTGATCCGAAAATCCGTTCAAACATCAACAAATCCTTGCGTCACGACGCCCTTGCTTTCGTCTTCCTCGACAACCTGACACAGCGGCCACAAGCCGTTGATCAGCGCATCGATTCCGTCGATCTTGTCTTCGGGTGCCAGTTTGGTCGGGAAAATGTAGTCCCCGCCCGGCACCTGTTTCAGCAGCGTATTGCCTGCCATCCACGTCAGAACCGCGTTGCCGTCATGCAGCATCCGATGATCATCAACAGCGGCAATCAACTTGTTGAACGGCTCATTCGTGTTTGCAGCCCGCTTGCGCAGTTCCACAGCCTGAATGCCTGCCGCATCCCAAGTCGCGGCCATCTGCTGCGCGAACTGCGCATCATAGATGACCATTTCCACATCCAAGACCGGCAGATCGCCCCAGCCCCATTCGTTTCGCGGATCATGGTCAGCGCCATGGCCACACAGCTGCATGACCAACGCTTCGACCAATCGCAGATCCAGCTCTGCGCCCGGTGTTGTCGTGATCAGGCCCTTATTGGCCCAACCCCAAAGATGTTCATTGCCCGGCGCATCCACGACCCTCTGCGGCAGGCAGTGCCAACTGAATGCCGTCATCGGACCTTTGGCCGGATCGCGTTCATCCGGGAACACAACCACGACGCTTGACGGGTCATGACGTGTCGCAAGGTCGACCCCGACAAAGCACCGACGCCCGGCAAAATCTTCGATCTTCAGCGACGTATCTTCGCCCGCGCGCCAGCCTTCCATATCGATGGCCGATGCCCCGACACTGGTCCAGATGTCCAAGTGCTTGCGCAGGAACTCACCCATTGCCGCCGGGCTGGCCGCAGCTTTCTTCCATTCGTCCTGCATGTATTGCAGCGACTTGGCTGCATGCAGCGACGGATTGGCCTTTTCCCATGCGACCGGGTCGCCCGGATCATCACCTTCATCCGCTTCAAAGATCAGCCCGAAATAGCTGTCATCCTCGAATGTGCCGTCCAAAATACGCTGCAGATATTTCCGCTGTTCATAGCAGATCCCTGCAGTGTTGTAGCCCGCCGTGGTGATCGCAATCAGCAACGGCTGTTCGCGGGCACCCAAAGCGCTGGCCATCGAATCCCACACGTCGCGCTTTTCGTGTTCATGCAATTCATCGACAATCGCACAGTGCGGGTTTTTGCCATCCTTCGACTTGGTCTGGCTGGCAATCGGCTGGAACACCGCCGCCGGGTCCGCCGTCTTGATCTTGTGTTCCTCGACTTGCAGGCCAAGAAGTTCATCCAGCCCCATGCCTTCTGCCCGGCCTGTCATCGCCATCACGCGCGCTGCATCGAATACGATGCGGGCCTGATGGGTCGACGCCGCAGCCGAATAGACCTTCGCGCCCGGCTCACCATCCGGCCCCAGAAAGTAAAGACCGACGCCCGCCAAAAGCGTCGATTTTCCATTCTTGCGCGGAACCTCGACATAGGCCGTGCGGAACCGCCGAATGCCAGTGACCATGTGACGCCAACCGCCGATCTGGCTGATCAGGAACGCCTGCCATCCCAGAAGGGTGATTGTCTCATTCCGCGCCGCCCAAGCCCCTTCGATATGGGGCAAGGCTTCCATGAAAGCGCACATATGTTCCGACGCTTCCATGTCGAAGACATATGGAAACTGGTCAGTGCCCGCGCGCTTCAGATCAGCCCGAAACCGTTTGCAGGCTTGCTTGATCCGCTTACAGCTGGGCAGCTTGTTCGACAGAATGTCATCGACCCAATCCAGCGCCCGCAGCGTGATCGGTGTTTCGACAGATGCGTCCAGCATGAATCAGGCGCGACCCTTCTTTGCCATCGGCTTGAACGGCATCACCTTGGCACTGCCACCACCTTCCGGCGGCTGCTCGTCCAGCAGATCCATGAAGGATGTTTGGGCCGACATGCCATTTTTGGCCCGCGCATAGGGTGTGGCCAGCAGTTCGCGTTCCAGCGTCAGCAGCTTGTTTTCGTGAAAGGCCCGGCTTTGCTCTTTCCCCGAAAGGTAGTTGCTGGCCGTGGCCTCGAATTCTTCGGCAGAGATTTCAGCCGACAGCCGATCATAGGCCGCGCGGTGCGCAGCGTAGCGAACCACGATACCGAAGACCGCTTCATCCAGAACCCGATCACGACGCAGAACAGCCAGCAGGCTTTCGCCATGCTTTCGCTCTTCCGCTTCGAAGTGTTCAGGCCATCCACCCAGAAGGGTGACCAGCCGTTCCATGCCTGATGCTGGTGCGGTCATGAGACCCCCCCCTTAAACTTTCGCGCGCAAAAATCTGATTACCGCCGCCGGTCCCCTGCGCTCAGGCTGTGGACTTTTCACCCCCCCTACCTGCGCGCCGTTCGACCCGCTGTTTCTTGATGTCGTGGCAGGACTTGCACAGCGACTGAAGTTCCCCAAACCAGAACAGAGCGTAGTCTTCCCGATGTGGAATCACATGGTCAGCAACCGTCGCCCGCTGCTTTGAATGATCAGGGCAGAGCCTGCACAGCGGTTCATTCGCCAACTGCTGTTCACGCCGCCCACCTTTGCCGCTCCACGCTTTGCGCTTATACCATTTGCGGCTTGGCTTATCGGCCCGCTTTGCATCCGCAGTCCGATCCCGGTCCCGCTTGTCCGCTACCGCATGGGCTTCGCAATATGCCGACCCAAGATCGACCAGCCGGGAACAGCCCGGATGTGCGCAGGGTTTCTTCGGCACCGCGTCCCTTTCGATGTTCGGAAGTCACCAATGCAAAAGCGCCCGCCGGTTTCCCGTGGGCGCTCTTGTAGATGATGCATATTTCATAAGGGGCTGATGGATTAACCGTCAACAACTATTTTATAAATCATTGATCTGATTGCGTTATCCGCGCCGCGCCTGATTCCCTAGAATATCGGCAGGCAACCTGTTCCGAAATGCGCGACCGACGCGCTACCACGACGCACCGGACCCATCATGCGATCCAAGACCTCAGCCAATCCACGATTCAGGGCCTTGACCAGATCAGCATTCACAGCCCAACCATGCTTGCGCAGAACATCGGTGATGGTGCCATCTTCCAGACAGACGATGTCGACCAGCCGCCGATCCATGATGGTGACGCGCGACCCGCGATCCGATGGACGAATGCGCCGCACCACCATAGCCGACCCGCTGCCGATGCGCTTGCGCAGCACAGTGATGCGTTCCCGATCACGCAACACAGCATCCATAAAGTCACTGCCACTGCCCGCACTGCGCTGTGACAGGCTTTCCAACGATGAGCACTTCACCCCCGCGCTTTCATGCTTTTCTACCAGATCCCGATAGAACCGACCCATGGCCACCTGCGCCGGGCTGAAGGGCGACTGCTTCTTGTGGCGTGCCGCCTTTGCCGCCATCACATCAAAGCTATCCGCCCGCTGCAGCGTCTTGCGTCCCAGAAAGCCAGCCGCCTTCATTTCAAAGTCATCATCGCCTTTGGGATAGGACGCCATCATATCCAGCATGCGCACAGGTCCACGCGCCGGGGCCATCGGGATTTCCGGCCCGACCTCTGCCGGGACAAAACCCATGGCTCGGACTTCCGCCATCCGCGCCTGTTCATCAATGCTGGTTGCCTGTTCGATGCGGGTGACCGCCATCGCTATTCTGTCTCGGTTCATGCCGCTGCCCTTTCTTGTTTTGCCTTGATGATGTCCAGACAGCGCCGCCGCGTGTCCATGTAGCCCTGAAGCCAAGCCAGATCGCGCGGGCTGGCCCGACCCTCTTCCCGGTCACGCTCAATCCCTGCGCGCTTGCGCCGATTGTCTTCAGCCTCTTCGCGTATGCCTTTCAAAGCATAATCATTGGGCGGCGCGCCGATGCGCTTCAGGTAGACGAATAGTTCGACCAGATAGCCACCTGACTGGGCAGCATCACCCGCACCCGATTGCAGATAAGACCGCACCAAGCGGGACTCAGATGCGGGCACTTCCTGCAGCCGCCGCGCCCAGTTCATGATCGACACTTCGGCAGGCCAGACGTTCTTCTGCGGCCCGCCCGCGTATCGCTCGACCACTTCCGCCAATGCCTGCAGCCGATCTTCGGCCATATAGGCCAGCCGCGCTTCCAGACCGGCCAAGAACTTGTCATGCTCTTCGACCTTCTGACCGCGCTTGCGCACCATCCCACCTTTGACCAGTGGTTCGATCAGGTTGATCCTGACCCGTTCCTTGCCGTCTCTTAGTTCCTGACCTTCCACTGCCCATCCCCCTTCTTTTTTGTTGCCATACCGCTTCGCTACTTGATGGCCATTCTCAGCAATTCCGACTTATCCACAGGCAAAGCCGTCAAAAATTGACGCGCCCCGGAAGTTTCTTTTTCTTTTGATTTCTTCTTGTTTCCTTTCAGCCGCTCGGTTTTCGGAAAAAATGAAAACTTCCAAAAACCGTTTCAGGAAATTCCTGTTTCTTCCGGCGGAAGGTTTGGGGAAGAAATCAATGGCGCGATGACAGGTCATTCAACGCCTCTTTCACGCGCTTCAGCGTGGCACTGCCGCCCGGATACTGGGCTTCGATCCAATCGCTGATGTCATTCACCCGCTCTTCCATGTCCGCGATGCGCGCAGCACCGGGGATGGCCTTCAGGTGATTGATGATGGTGCCAAGCCGCTTGCGCATCCGTTCATCGGCATTCTTGGCGTCATTGCGCTTCTTGGACCCCAAGGCATCCATGGCCACTTCAGTGACCACCGGATGGGCCAAGCGCACCTGACCATTGTCGCAGTGAACGCGCTGCCAACCATGCAGGGGCGACACATCCCGACTGTTCAATTCTCGCCACCGGGCGGGCGGGATACGCAGCAGAAAGGCCAACGCATCGTCATCGCAGGGCAACGTGCCGATGGGTGTTTCATCCTGCGCCAGAAAGAACAGTTCCATGCCGAACCAGCCGATTTCCGGGTCGGCATAGCCAAAGCGGCGAAACTCACTGCCGCGCCAACGCTTCAGGTTCCACGGCACAAAAAAGTGCGAGTCCAAGCGTTCGCTGGATGAAATTGGATAGATGTCGATGTCATCTGCATCGACCAACTGAACGGCTGATGACTGACCCATCACTGCCCCCTTTCTGCAGCACGGGCTTGCCGATCTGCCAACCATGCGGATTGCACATGCGTCACATGCCGCCGTGCTGCGCGGGTCAGATCGCGTATGCCCGCGTCATGTTGTTCATATTTGCCCATGCGCCAGATCAGCGCCGACAGGGCCATGCGATGGCCCCACTTGCGCAACTCTGCCGTGCCTGCGCGCTCACAGGCGGTGCAGCAGTAAATCTGCCAGCTGCGGCGCGGCTCAAACGCCGCCCCGCAGGATGGGTTAAAGCAGATCCCACCCTGCCACGGGCTGAAAGCTGCCAATTCCTGATGCGCGAAAGACCGAAAGTCTTCCGGCTCACTATGCCGTGCCACGGCATTTGCGGTTGCTGGTAGCAGCAGGGTCATAGCGCCAAAGCCTCCTGCTGGGCGCTCACAGGCGCGCTGACGGGCATTTCCATCTGGTTGCGTTCTGCCGCTTCTGCGACACGGGCGCAGGCAACATCGAACCACTTTGGGTCTTTCTCGATCCCAATGGCGGCGCGACCCGTGCGGGCTGCAGCCACGATGGTGGACCCGGACCCCATGAAAGGATCAATGACCAGATCACCCGGATCGGTCGAATTGCCCATCCAATGCACCATCAGGGCCACCGGCTTTTCCGTCGCATGCGGACGGCGCTGATCTGGTGGCACATCTGCACCCAAATACAGGTGCGACACATCCTGCTGCGGACAGCGGATCAATGCCTTCGAAGAACAATCGGTGATGCGACGGGCGCGGCCCTTATAGAGATACAGCCCGAATTCGCAGTTCGGCATATACCAGCGGTTTGGCGTGGCCGTGATCTTGTCCCAGACCAGCAGGCGGTGAAAGCCAAAGCCAGCCGCATCGAACGCGGCGCGGGCGGCACCCTCTTCCCGATCTGACGCCATGATGATGGCATCCGCGTCATCGGCCAACGCCCCATAGATAAGCGGGGCCATATCAGCCCATTCGACCATGTCGAACAACTCGCCGGAATTGTCATAAGCATCCTTGGCGAAACAACCACCCATTTCGCCTGTGCTATTGCCGCCAGACGTGATGCGATAGGGCGGGTCAGACAGACACAGCTTGGCGCGCGACTCCAACGCAGGCAGCACATCGCGCATGTCGCCCAAGATTAGGCGGCAGCTTCCGATGGTGATGTCGCGCTGAATGCCAGTCATGCCGCACCCCCGACATGCTTGCCCTGCGCGACATAGGTCATCGCCGCAGCCAGAATGCGTTCACGCCCACGGCGCGACCCACGCTTCACCGCCTTGGCGATGTATTCTTCATCCTTGAAGCCCAAGGCACGGCTGGCCGCGCGCATCGACGGAAAGGTCAGCCCGCCGATGGTAAAGGGCTTTGACTTCCACGGATTATAAACCGCAGGCCGGGCAACCCGGTCAGGATCGCCATCACAGATCGCGGAATAGACCGTGCCGGGCTGCACCCCAAAGTGCGCCGCAGCTGCGTTCACGTCATCGAAATCCTTGCCTGCGATGCGCACCCGCATCGGCTCAGGCCCGACACGCCCGGTGCCAACACGATGCAAAGTGCCATTGCGATAAGCCGCGCGCACCGTGTTCGGGTTGACGCCTAGCGCCTTTCCGGCGGCGCTGAAATTGGGATAGGTCACGCCGCGAATGGTGACGGGGCGCAGCGCCGGGCGGGTGCCCAGACCATCCAGCCGATCTTTGCGCACAGCCATGCGCACCTGACCAGCTGTCACGCCAAGCGCCGCCGCCGCAGCATTCGCATCAGGGTAAACCACCCCGCGAATTTCGATGTTCTGATAGACCCGCTTGCCCATCACGCCACCCCCTGCAAAGCCAGATGATGGCGGACGCCCCACAGAACCCATGCGCCATCGACGCCAGCCAAGGCGCAGGCCATGAAGAAATCACGGGTGCCAAACCAACGGCGCGCGGCGGATATTTCTGCAGGCCGATCAGCCATCTTGGGCGAAACGGCCAACTGGAATTGCTCTTCGACCACCGCACACCACAGCGCCCGGCATGCGCGCGGGTCGATGTCGTGTTCTTCGATCTGATTACGGTCCATATCAGCGAAGGTCATGCGGCACCCCCAACTGCATGGTTCCTTTGCCCTCGCGCCGAATAGCCATGCCTTCGCGGAAGACGGTGATCGGCAGTCCGATCTGGCAATCGAACAGGACAAACAGAAACCGGCCATCGGCCAAACGACAGACAAAGACGCGCCGCCCCTTGCGGTTCACACGGGCGACGGGGCGCAGCAGTTTCCAGTCCTGCGCATGCAGCGCATAGGCCAGCGCGCGCCATAAGGTCAGGGCATCCAGCCCCCCCCCGAACCGCTCTTCCAGCCGTTCAGAAAAATGATTGAAGATCCGGCGCTGGCTTTCGGCATTGGCGGTGATCGCGTTCATAGCGTACCCCCTTCATACGCCCGGCATTCGGAATCCCAGAACAGACCCGCGACCGCTTCACCGCAGCCCAACTGCGCAGCTTCACCCAGACACCAGTCCTGAACTTCAGGCCAGCCGTTGCGCCGCGCCTCTTGCGGTGCGCGCAGATGGACAAACAAAACCGCGTCAATGCGGTCGATCAGCTTCAGGCAACGCTGTTCGAATTCACTCAGATCGCAGGCCAATCCCATTCGGGTCAGCACGTCGCCTTCTAAGGATGCATGATCAGCAACCAAACCGCCGCCCACGGCCTTAAAGGGCTGCGACAGATCACCGACCACGAATTCAGCAGCATCATGCGTCACAGCCGCCCGCAACAAAGCCAGCGAATGGTCAGGAAACAGAACGATGACCAACATGGCGCACCGGCCCTGATGCGCGCAGTTGAAATCATCCGCGCCGGACAAAGCCGCATTCATATGCCAGCGCCGGGCAAAGCCCGATGCCCACAGATGCAATGGTCGGCTCAGTCCTGACATCATCCCTGCGCCTCCGCTGCATCAATGATGTCGGTCAGCACCTGACGCGCGGCGCGCATATGGGCGATGACTTCGGCCCGCTCTTCTGCGGTCAAAGCCTCACCACCGGGGCTTAGGTGCGAAAACGCTCGGATCAGCGCCGAATGCGCCTGTCCACTGGCCACCGTGCTTTGCGCCGCCAGTTCCTTCAGACACCCGGCGCGAACACCCTCACGGCCCGTGCGCTCGAACATGCGATTGGTCATCGGGAAGGCCCCGACAAAGTCTTCGACTGCGACAGCAGCATCAACCGTCACGCCGATCTGGCCGGAACACATCTTGCTGACCGTGCCCTTGCAGCCCACGCCATAGCGGGCTTCCAGCACCGCCGCGACGGCCTCGACACCGCCAGCGCGGCGAACAAGACCATCGAAAATGCCGCGCGTTACCGGATCAGCCATGGGAAACCTCGTTTCCTTTGCCGATCACGCACTGGGCGTGACAATCGGGATATGAGACAGCAAACCAAACCATCATTCCGCCGCCACCTGATCTGTTCCCGCAGGCGCAGGGTTTTCGGCCATGTATTGGCGGATTTTGTTGGCGTCCCGGTTCAGCGCATCCAAGCGGCGCTGGTGTCGTGCCACATAGCGGCTGTCATTCAGCGCCCGAACACAAACCGTGGACGGCTTCAGGCCCGTCGCGCGGCAGTAGTCTTCAAGTTCTTCAAGGATAGTTTCATGGGTCATAACTCCATTTATTGGAAACAAACCCAATTAGTCAATGGGTTCCTTTCCAATAGCCGTTGGAAAACTACCCAAGTAGTATCAGCAGCATGAAAACATTCGCAGAAGCACTTCGGGAACACATTGAACGCACTGGCGCGACGGTCACCCAGATCGCGCGCGGGTCAGGTGTGAACCGTGACGCCCTCTATGCGCTGAAGCAGGGTAAGTCGCAGAACATGATCGTCGATGACGCCATTCGCGTTGCCAACTATTTCGGACTATCCGTGGAAGAGTTTATGGGGCTTTCCCCGGCGCAGGTGCGCGACCAGCTTGCGGAACAGATCGCCCGGCTGACACCGCAAGAGCAAGCGATACTGGAAGCGTCCCTAACTGCAATTCTCTCTCAGCGCGCCGATGACGGTCAGGCAGCGCCGCAAGGTGCAACGACAACAAAACCGCCTGCCGATCCGAAAGGCGATTAATCAATGCGCTGTTGCTGAAACCTTTGCGAGAATCTACCATAAAAAGAACATTACCAGAACAACCGCAAGAGGCAAACAGATGTCCGCATGCCATGGATGCTACAAACAATTTAACTTTTCTGACTTAAATTCAAACGGTTACTGCAAGGCATGCGCGGATGAACGCGCGCGGATGAAAGAACGCCTCACCGCCGGGATGCCGCAGGAAGAACCAAAACCGAAGCGTCCCGCGCCGATGACGCGCCAAGAACGTCGCTCCAAATTGGTGATGACAACTGAAGCGGCTTTGGACATTCCGATCACGCAAAGGTTAGGCATCGTCACCGCCGAAGCTGTTGTCGGCATGAACATCCTCAAAGACATGATGCTGGAAGTCCGCGACCTAGTAGGCGGTCGAAGCAAGACCCAACAGAACGCCATGCGCGACATCAAGGAAGAACTGTTCGACCGGCTGCGGGATGATGCGGCCCGCTTGAACGCAGATATGATTGTCGGTGTGGATCTTCGGTTTTCAGACTTTGGCAGCAGGGGAAACGCCATTCTGGCCACTGCCATCGGCACAGCCGTTAACGTGGAAAAAGGCGACAGAGCGAATCCCGCAACCACAGAAGACAACTAGCCAAGACGATTAGTTTTGGGATCATTCCCAATTTAGGATTGACATTGGGAACATTCCCAATCTAGTTTCGGCCTCACCTAGTCGGAGGCCAACATGCGTTTTCATAACCTTAGCACACCACAGCGACAGGCAGACGCCCTGTCAGTGGTCAGCAACCCCAAGCCACACCACCGCCCCAGCCTGCGTCTGCTGGCATGGGCCACACTGAAAGCCGAACGCGGGCAGACCATCTGCCAGCGCCGCCTTCAGGTGCAAACCTGCCCGCCCTGCAATCACGATTGCAATCAAGGCCGCGACTGCCCGGCACGGACGCGCAACCAGCAAGCTCAGGTGGCGTGATGGGCATTCATCCGAATTTTGAGATTGTGCGAGACCGGAACGCCTATTTTGTCCGCAAGGATGGTGATGTGGTTCACGGCCCCGCCTGCCACGCTCGCGCTCATGAGGCGTTAGAGCGCCTAAAGCGCCAAGCACAGCGCAAAACCCGCAAATGCATGACCTGTTCGTCCAGCTTCATGAGTGACGGACCACACAACCGCATGTGCAAATCTTGCCGCTCACAATCCTTTTATGACGGTGCAGCATAATGGCCGATCTGCCCCAATTCGCCCGCTTCTGGATGGTGTGCCGCAAACCGACCGGCCCGCAGTCCAAGACCGAACCGCGCGCCCGCTATTCGTCTTTCGATGAAGCGCTGGCCGCAGCCCAGAAACTCGCCAAGGAAAACGACGCGCAGTTCCACGTTCTTGAAACCGTGGCCACCGCGCGCCCCGGCGATGCCATGCAGGAGTCGCTGCTATGACCACCCATCTGCTGAATGACCGCCTGACCGCCTTTCTGTTGAACCTCGAATGCCTCGACATCGCAGGCCAGAAAGATGCGTTCATGAATGAAGTCATGGAATGCGGCGGCAGCTATGTGCCGCCCGCCGATGCGGCGCAGTCCAGTCACCTATTCGAAATCGCCCTGCATGGCGTGAACGCCTATGGCGGGTCAGAGGAAGAGGCGATGCGCAACTGGACCAAAGCCGCCAAGGCGGTTGCGCCGCAGGTCGAAGATGACGGTTTCATCACCGTTCATCCGCCTTTCCCGAACCCGCGCAACCACGGCGAAGAAATTGCCAACGCCCGCGCGGCGGCTGGCCAAGGGGCGCGCTGATGGCCGCGCGCCACGACATCACCACAACCGGCAATCGCCTGTTTGCCGGTCACTGGGCCGGGCGCGGTCTGCTCGACGTGCCCGGCCTTCTTTCCCTGTTCCGTCGCGGGCGTCAGGGGACCGCCCCAGCCGGGGCGCGCGCTGCATCTGCCATCACTCACGATAACCAGCAGCGCGCGCCCAAACTGGTGGTGGATAACACCCCGACATTTCACTGCCCCCTGTGGCCACAGTGCGGATGCCCCGGCGGCACCATGCGCCCGGAATGCCCCGGCCTGAAAGCCCGGATAGGTGCAAAATGAACGCGCCCGTTCGACAACGCTTTGATGACATGGACCCGGCTCAACAGGCAGGCATCCTGTGCAATGACCCGCGCTTCCAGCGGTTCGCAGCCAGCCGCTGCGGCATGCAAGGCGAACAGTTCAGCAGCAGCGCCGCCGCTCAATACCTACGCGACTGCTGCCAGATCGACAGCCGCAAGCAGCTGACCACCAGCGAAGCTGCCCAACAGAAGTTCCAGATCCTGCGCACCGAATTCGACGCATGGACCGGCAAAATCGCAACCCCACGATAGAAAGGACCAGCCCAGTGATGGCCAAGACA